CATTACTTTAGTCATTGAAACTGATGGACACATACACTCGTAGAAAGGGGTAGTCATGAAAACTTATAGTATTAATAGTCCTGAGAACCATGCTCAACGCATTACAGATTTAATAAAAGTACAAGCTCATATAAAAGTTTGGTTAGAATCTGTTGTTGAAGATGCACAACCTATTGTTGATGGTAAAGAACATCTCAGTGATGGTACTGAAAATATTTACTATGGTCGGCACGAAACAGCGAAAGCTTTACTTTTCCTTATTAAAAAGTGGGAGGGTGAGTCATGAATAAAATAGTATTATATAGTTTACTCACTGTCATGCACTTTGATAATGCCGAGGAATGTCAGATGTGGTCTGATAAAATATATGGCGAGGGATATAAATGTCATATAACATATAAGTATGAGGAATTTTATTTAGAAAAGATTCCGTTAAGTAGACCACGAACTGAATATTATGGATATGACAATGGTGATAATTAAAAAAGGTAATGCCTACAATCGGTACAATCGTATAACTCTAGCTCCTCTTCCTGATAATCTCAAAGTAAAAAAAGATGAGAAACAATCAGATAACAAGAAAAAAGAGGATATATCTTTATGGGATCCCTGGAGTGCGAAAGTAAGTCTTTCCCGACAGAAAATACAAGATTAATTAAGACTTATCATTTGGTTTTTGCTATTATACAATAATATTGTGGGAGGCAATACATTTTCATAGCGAGTAACCTTTGTCTCTTTGTGGTTCTCTTTGTGAGATACCTTTGCTGTGTTGCTTCTCACACATTATTTCAACAGCTCGAGAAAGGAGCAATTATGAAACAGAAAGTAGAACAGGAATTAGTAGATGTTTTATCTAATAATACTAGTGATCCTAATAGTGGGGATGTGGAGTCTCTTGAGGTAAATGAAAAAGCTCTTGAGGAAGTTTTTTGGTATAGATTACGTAATAAGACTGGCAGGATATCAGCAGGTCTTGAGAATATTGGTCAAGATTTAGCTAATGGTTTTAAGCTTATTGAAAATGAAGTTGAAGATGTGCAGCGAGATGTAAAAGTACATTGGGAAATTTTAAGTGATAAGTTAGCCAAGTTTCAAGTTGACTTAAAAACTGAAGTTAACCAGATGCACCAATACATTGATAATGCTCATAATAATCATTTAGAGCTTGTGCGTAGAGTAAATTTACTTGAGAGCACAATTAATATGTTAGCTAAAAAGGAGAAAAAATAATGGAGCTACTCACTAAAGAAATAGAAACTAAACTTCGTGCTAATCATAAAGCAAACAAAGATGGCACAAAGTCTTTTCACCCCATCGTAAAACTATTTAATCCATATGGTGTAGGTACTTGGTATTTGTCAGAACTTGATGACAATGACATTGCTTTTGGTCATTGTAATTTAGGTTATGATACTGAGTTAGGATATGTAAGTTTAGATGAACTTAAAAATTTAAAATGTAAACCATTTGGAGGAGGTATAGAAAGGGATTTACATTGGGATGGGGAGATTAAAAGGTGAGGCATACGTATAGTGAAGTTAGGAGTGCTGTAAATGCACTCCTCTCCCTTGCTGAACAAGAGCATAATCTTGTACAAGCAGGTAGTCAAGTAGATCCATTTGATGATAGCCGAAGGGTAGGTACTCTTGCTTTCACATTGGCGAGTATTTGTCATACAACTCCAGGAGCATATGATAGATTAAAAAAGCAAATGCACGAAAAAGCAAGATTCGTTGGTATTTTGTCTGCAGATAGGGATCGTAGCAATGGGAAAAGTTAAAGCCAGAATGATGGATATGGAGTTAGACTGTGACAGTTTAACTGATGAGGAGTTTTTTGCTAAGTATTTAGAAACTAAAAAAGATTTCTTGGAAGTGTACAACAAATATCAAAATCAAGAGAAAGCCAGAGTTAAGTATTTAGAAGCTAGAAAAAATCTCTTGGAAGAGTTTAACAAAGATCAAAATGGGGAGGAAGTTAACGATGAGTAACCCAAAATTAACTTTTTACATAGAAGAAGAAGTAAATGATTATTGTGGTATGTGTCAACAATTAGGTCCTGCACAGTTTGGAGTAAAGATGCACCGAAATTTACCTGCTCAAGTTTTTTGGGTAAGAGCAAGTGCCGAGGGATTGCCAAAAGATAAGAGGTACACTAAACTTTGTAGTGATTGTTTATTTGAAGCTCGTTCCTCAAATGAGGTAGAGGCTATTTATAAGAACGATATGCACAGCGAAGATCCTGGAGATGTGCTTTGGGATCCTTATAAATCGGGAATGTTTTTTATAAGAAGTAATTTAAAGGAGAAAAGTAGCGATGGAAAAGAGAATACCACCGAGTGAAGATTTTATTATCCGTTTATTGCAGGATAAAGATAAAGGTTTGACTGGAAAACAGATTAGGGAGTATCATGGTTTGACTAAAAATCAGTATGACCATATTGTTTATAGGATTGTGCCAAAATTAAAAAAGTCGTCTACCTTTGTTAGCAAATTGAAATCTGCTCAATCCCAAGCCAAGAAGATCGACGAAGATATGCTGACTACTTTTAGAACTGGAGCAAGTCCAGAAGTCTGGCAACCAAGCGACGAAGAAGATAAAAAGAAAAATATTTTTAAGAGGCTTGTGTCAAAAATCTTTTTTTGGTATAAATAAATCACGAACAGAATCATACTCTCCCTTATGACTCTTAGTCCCTTTGGTTTTCTCCATTCCAAAGGGACTTTTTTATGGGATAAAAGCTAGTTTGCTATATAGGGGTAAATGATGGATAGGACTGAATTTAAAATTACACTTTCTCCAATATACAATATCTCACTATACACATATATTCAATGACTTAGCATGGATTATTGACCAATGATTCCAATATCTGATCCAATATGATCTGTACTTTCGAGGATCGCGCGATTAAAAATGAGGGCTATTTTAAAAATGCTACTTTTCAATTTTGGTCCTATTATGTAAAGTTAACTTATAAGGAGGGAAAAATGCCACTCGCCAAAGCCACACACAAACCAACGATAGATATTGTTGCCAATCCTCGCACAGAAAAAGGGATTACTCCAAAACAAGAGGAATTTGCAAGAATCTATGTTTGCGAAGACATAAGCCAGACCGAAGCTGCGATTCGGGCAGGATATTCTGTTAGATCCGCTCATGCTATTGCATCCCAACTATTAAATGGAGAAAGATATCCTCAAGTCGTTGCAAGAATTCGTGAGTTGAAACAAGAGCTCGCTAAAAAATATGAGGTTACATTTGAAGGACATGTCAAAAAACTAGCTGAGATACGTGATCTCGCCATGCAAAATGGGAACTATCCCGCAGCAGTCGCTGCCGAAAAGAGCAGAGGTCAAGCTGCAGGAATCTATATAGATCGTAAAGAGATTCTGCATGGAAGGATAGATCAAATGGATAGAGACCAAGTGATAAAAGAAATTGAGAAATTACAAAAAGAGTTTCCTGCTCTCGCAGCTCTAGCTGACAGCAATATGTTGATTGAGCATGAAAAAGACACTTGATAAAGAAAGAATATATAAGATAAACAAAGACTTGCAGACTGTGTGCAGGTGTGCTATTCTTAACTCACCTTAAATAATTGTGTTTAAGGCATTAACTTTTGAGCTCGTAGAAAGGAGCCGATATGAAACTTACTAATAAAATTAAGACCCCACAGGTTAAGCCTCTTCCAGGGATGACACCACTTGGCATTAAACCCTCAAACGCTAAACCTAAATCTAAACCAACTACTAATAATAAAGCAGTTGTCAAATCTGTTGAGTTGTTGGTTAAAGATGACGAGTTAACTTACGACGACATCTGGCAATTTGTACAGACGAAAGCAGGTGGCAATGAGGCTAATGTAAAAATTGTGCCACTTGACAATGTTGACCTAAAGTCTGAGTCTCCTGTGCCTTTTGGGTATGGTGGCAAACCTGGAGGCGTTCGTCAACAAATACAAAACTGGATGCTAAGAGGTGTAGATGGTGACACCACTTTAAAAACTGTACTCAATAAAGCTGCACCTCTAGGACACTCACGCAAAAAGCCTGTTTGTCTCCATGCTTTATTACATGGTGGATACTCACCATCTAGCAAATACTGGATGACACCATTTGTTAAATTGGTGGTCCAAGCTCAAACATAAACGTAAACTTAGGAAGGCAAAGAGGGGACTGACGTCCCCTTTTTTGTGCGTAAATAAAAAGAGCATGACCAGAGCAAATAAGAGTTACGTTGACTACTACCTGTGCTATTATAATATATAGCAAAACAAATCGTAGAAAGGATTGCAAATGCTTGATTTAAATAATACAAACTTTTTTAGACCATATACAATTACAGAGTGGATTGACTTAGTGTTCCCTGATGGTCCCAATAGCAATACGTTTGATGACGACCTCAAAGAAATTACTTTTTTAAAATTAGTTTTGGGTAATCACAAAAATTGGTATGTATATGATCCCGACGTGTCACCTGAAGATCCAGAAATCACAAATCATATAACCATAAAAAGTGACGAATTAAAATACCGTGATGGTGACCTCCTTCATTGGGCTAACATTTATGAGGAAAAAGGCTACAAAGTTGTTGAGTTCTCCTACAATAATTGTAGCATGGCAAATGTGCCTCCCGTCTTTTTTGTCAGGGAGGTGTAAAATGCCAACTAAACCAGAATCACAATTATGGTATAAACTCCGTGATGGTACAAAAGATCTAGGCGTGTTTTGGACACGCCTTGAATCATGGGCGTCGCCTGGAATTCCTGACTTACACGGAATCTTCAAAGGTCATCCTTTTTGGTTAGAACTCAAAGTCCACAGGTTAAAGTCACTTAAATCAGTTGGATTACGACCACATCAAATATCGTGGCAAATAAGATATTCAATGAATTTAGGATCAGTCTGGAACTTGGTTCATCATCCTTCTTCCTCTACTATAAATATATTTAAAGGTGGGAGAGCGATTGAGTTGACGGGAAACAAAGATCCTTTGACCCCTGACTGGAGTTCCCCGATTCCTTACGATTGGACGGGAATGATGGATTTTATTGTATCATCCAAATCGTAGATTCACCATGAGATCTTGATCATTTTTTCTCTCGCCAATCATCATCAATCTTCCTCAAAAAACATTAGTACGATGATTCTTGATGATTCGGCATCGAAGGAGGGAGTTGATTCTCATATCTCCGTTATTGACCATGTACATGTAAATAACATCAATATCAATCATCCTCTTAAAAGAGTTGAAGATTTTTGAGGATTTACCTCTTTCTTATTAAATCTCCTTGAAAATATAAGACTGTATCTTGTTTTGCTGCCATGCTATATTAATAGTTGTTCATGAGTAAAATAGCAAAGGAGTTAACCATGACAGATAAAGATAAATTACAAGCTAAATTTAACCAAGATGAAAAAGGTGTCCAAGAATTAAAAGACACACTGTCACATCAGCTAGTGTCATTAGCTGACTTTACTTTTACAGTTAATAACTTATTTAACGCAAACGCATTACACGAGGATAGGGAGTATCTCTTTTGGAGAGTTAGAGGTCTCAACGAGGGGATGCAGCGTTTAGTAAAAACTTTAGATGAGTATGGCTTGATAGAAAAAGATAAGCCTGAGTATCATGAGAGTGAGACAGCTAAACAAAAAATTGATGGCTATTTGCGTTTTAAAACTCTGGATCCAAAAAGTGGTATGATGAGGTAATAACAAACGGCTAGGGGTCTAAGACCCCTAGCTTTTTTTTGGCGTCCCATTCTTGATGATTCTTGATGATTCGGCAGAGCTAAGATGACTCTGGGACTTAGCTTGAGTCATATCATTTAATGACTCCTTAATAAGTGATTTGAAGATTTTTGAGGATTTTCGTCTCTCTAAAAAAATCCCCTCTTTCTTATTAAATCAAGTCGGATGTCTTTTTGTTGCTGCGGAAATTTTTTACGTTTACATTAATTAATGTTAATAACAACAAAGGACGTAACTAATGTTTTACATTTTAATATTTTTAATAATAGGGATTGCGATGTGGCAATTATACAACAGTTTTAATAAAAGTTAAAAAAAGTTAAAAAAAGTTAAAAAAACTATTTACTTTGAGGAACATTTATTATATTAATATAAGTGTAGCCACAAGCTACATTAACTTTAACCATAAACAGCAAAGGTAAAAATTATGGTAAAAAATACAAAAACAGCTTTAGCACCTGTAAAAACTGCTAACACTACAACTGCAACTTTACAGGTTACTAATGGCAAGCCATTAACATACGCTTGCATTTGGCAATTTGTTAATACACATGCACAAGGGCAACTTGCTAACGTGCAAGTTGTACCATTACCAAATGTAAAAACAGGCAACGCCATACCTGTACCATTTGGTTATAATGGTAAGCCAAATGGTGTACGTGCTACCATACAAAATTGGTTTTTGTTTGGTGTTAAAGGTGCTAAACAAAACAATGCAGGTGTAGCACAAGCACACGCCAAAAAATTAGGGCATAGCACCAAACGCCCTATTTGCTTATTAGCTTTATTAAATGGTGGCTACAGCCCTAGCAGTGCCACATGGGGTACAAGTTTTGTAAAGCTTGTTGTAACCCCACAAGCTACTTAATAGCTAGGGGTAGGGGTTAATTACCACCCCTACCCCATTTTAAACCCACATTTAAAGGTAGCCACCCCCAACCCCCCCTACCCAAGCGAAGGTGCATATTACGCTAGTGATATGCAAGTTTTGGACGAATCTTCGAGACCCATAAACATTTTGCCAAGCACCCCCCTTATAGTGTAAAAGGATGATAGGTTCATTGTCATAGAAAAATTTTCGATATATGGAGAATATATGACCCCTGATTTGTTGCAAGTTCCCGAAGAACATTTAAAGAAGTTTGCTACATTATTGGATAGAGCTAAAGAGATTGATTTATCAGAGCGAGCTCGTGATGATTTTATGACTTTTGTTCAAGTGGTTTGGCAGGAGTTTATTAATGGTCGGCATCATAAAATTTTAGCTAAGAAGTTTAATGCTTTAGCAAATGGTGAGTTAAAGCGTTTGATTGTGAATATGCCACCGAGACATACTAAGTCAGAGTTTGGAAGTTATTTATTACCTGCATGGTTGATGGGACGTAAACCTACGTTGAAGATTATGCAGACTACTCACACAGCAGAGTTGGCTTTTAGATTTGGTCGTAAGACACGTAATTTGATGAATAGTGATGAGTATCGTAAAGTTTTTGATGTAGAGTTACGTGCTGATAGTCAGGCAGCAGGTCGATGGGAGACAAGTAAGGGAGGCGAATATTTTGCTGCAGGAGTTGGAGGTGCAGTGACAGGACGTGGTGCTGATTTGTTAATTATTGATGACCCCCATAGTGAGCAAGATGCTTTATCCCCAACGGCAATGGAACATGCTTATGAGTGGTATACTTCGGGTCCCCGACAACGATTGCAACCAGGAGGGTCAATAGTAATTATTATGACCCGATGGGCAGAGAATGATTTAACAGGGAAGTTGTTGCGTCAACAGGCTAGAGATATTTTAGCTGATAAATGGGAGGTGGTTGAGTTTCCTGCGTTGATGCCTGATAGTGATGAACCTTTGTGGGGTGAGTTTTGGAAAAAGGAAGATTTACTTTCTGTTAAGGGTAGTTTGTCTTTGGGTAAGTGGGAAGCTCAGTGGCAACAGAACCCTACGAGTGAATTATCGGCTATTTTAAAACGTGAATGGTGGCAAAAGTGGGAGAAGAAAGAATTACCTCCATTAGAATATGTTATGCAGAGTTATGATACTGCGTATAGTAAACAAACAAATGCTGATTTTAGTGCGATAACAACGTGGGGTGTTTTTTATCCTGTAGAGGGAGGACCACCAAACATTATTCTTGTTGATGCCCAACGAGGTCGATGGGATTTTCCTGATTTACGACGTAGAGCTTTGGAAGAATTTAAGTATTGGGATCCAGAATGTGTGTTGATTGAGGCAAAAGCGAGTGGTATGCCATTGACTCAAGAGTTAAGAAATATGGGTATTCCAGTACAAAATTATAGTCCGAGCCGAGGGAATGATAAATTTACGAGAGTAAATTCTATTGCACCATTACTCGAATCTGGGTTAGTATGGTGTCCAGATACCAGATGGGCAGAAGAAGTTGTTGAGGAATGTGCAGCTTTTCCTGCAGGAGAGCATGATGATTATGTGGATACAGTTACACAAGCATTGCGTCGATTTAGAGAGGGAGGTTTTATACAGCACCCCGAAGATTATGAACAAGAAGATTCCGAACCTAGAAAAAGGATATATTACTGATGGCTATAAACCCAAAACCTAGTAATGTTGATGCTTCGTTAGTACAAGCACCAGAAGAGTTGAGTTTTGCTGAGGAGGATTTAGCAAAGCAACAAGATGATTTTTTAAATGTCGATATCGTAGAAAACGAGGAAGGTGCAGAAGTAACTTTTGGTGAAGAGGAAGAAGTTTTTGGTGAGGAGCCAGATAACTTTTTTGATAATTTAGCAGGGTTAGTATCTGATGCAACATTGACAGGTGTTTCTACTTTTGTGTTGGATAGTGTTGAAGAAGATAAAACAAGCCGAGATGATTGGGAAGATACTTATACAAAAGGATTAGATTTGCTTGGTATGAGGTACGAAACACGTACTGAACCTTTTGATGGTGCTACTGGAGTAATCCATCCTTTGTTAAATGAGGCTGTTACACAGTTTCAAGCCCAAGCTTATAAGGAAATGTTGCCAAGTTCTGGTCCTGTGCGAGCTAATATTGTGGGTTTACCTAATCCAGAAGTAGAAATGCAAGCTCAGAGAGTCCAAGAATACATGAATTATGAGATTATGTACCGAATGGAGGAGTATGAACCTGAGTTTGACCAGATGTTATACTATTTGGGATTGGCAGGTAGTGCTTTTAAAAAGGTTTATCGCGATGAGGGGTTGGGACGTGCAGTGAGTAAGTTTGTTCCTGCCGAAGATGTGATTGTACCTTACGTTGCGACCGATTTAAAAACGGCTGAAAGAGTCACTCATGTGATAAAAATCAGTAAAAATGAATTAAGAAAACTCCAAGTAAGTGGTTTTT